GCGCCGCCGGCCCCGCCCCCCCCCCCCCCCCCCCCCCCCCCCCCCCCCCCCCCCCCCCCCCCCCCCCCCCCCCCTCTACACAGATGGTCGGAGCCACGGCGCACAGGCCGCGTTGAGCGTCATGGATACGGCGAGCGCGGTCAGGGTCAATCGGCGTGTCGGCATCGGATGCGGTCCTCGCTTCGATCTCGGCGTCGGCGGCCACGCGGTCAGCGGCGCGGACGATGATGGTGTGGCGTTCGATGGCGCGGCCGGTTTCCGCCTCGCCTGTGGCCCTCGCGCCTTCGGAGCGGGCGGTGTCCTCGGCGACCTCGGCGCGGGCTTCAGCGCGCTCGAGACGGCTTTCGGCGGACCATGGCAGCCACGACCAGAGGCGGCCCCAGACGGTCGCGGCTATGACCACAATCGCGAGAATGGTCACAGCGGCGATGGCCCATGCGATCAGGCGGGTGCGGCCGATCATGGGTAGGTCGCCCGGTTCAGTTCGATGTGCGGACCATCCCTGAATCGCGGCCAGTCACCGCCCCAGACGATCGGGATGTCCAGTTCCTTCGCGGCGCGCTTGAAGGCGTCGGCGACGGGCGGGTAGAGCTGCCAGTCCCAGCGGACCTTGCCCCCGACCAGCACGGCGAAGTCGACGGCATGGCCGGTGATGTGGCGGGAGTTCATGGTCTTCGACGCGCCGGCCGCGACAAGCTGCTTCTGGCGGGCTTTCGTCCGCAGGCCTTCGGTGATGGTAAAGTCGTGGGGCGTGTAGGTGATGGCGAGTTCGACGACGCGGACAAGGTCTTTGTGGACGCCGCGCAGGTTGAGGCGCGAGCGGATGCCGAGCTTGAAGCCCATGGTCTTCTCCTGTCGTGGGGATTGTGGTCGGGCGTCAGGCGACGCCGCGGACCTTCTCGAAGCTCTTGATCCCGAGGACGGCCGCCGCGAAGGTCAGCCAGGCCACGAGGTATCCCTCGGCCATCGGGCGCTCGATCAGGGGGCCGACCAGCCCGGCGTAAACCGTGCCGGCGAACACCGCCCAGCCCGTCGCCGGGCGCCAGAGGCGGTCGAACATCTGCCACAGGACATGCTTGCGGATGGGGTGGTCCGGCAGGGCGGTGTGGTCGGTCATTCCTCGCCCCCGGCCTTTGGCCGACGACGGGTCGCCGAGGATGCCGTCACCGCGAAGTGTTGCTCGAACAGGCGGGTCAGGTGCTTCACCGCCTCCTCCAGCCGGATCAGGGCGTCAGACGTGCCCCGATGCGCGCGGGACTCGGCCTCCACCCGCGCATTGGCCGCCAGCATTTCCTTGTCCAGACGGACGGTCTCGGCCTTGCTTTGTTCGGCCTGCGCGTTGACCCGGCCTTCCAGCCGGACCAGCCAGACGATCACCGTCACCGCGGCAAGGCCCAGGGTTACGAGGGGGCCGTCAACGGTCATCAGCCGATTCTCCAGTTCGTTCCGTCGCTGTAAACAGGCACGCCGTTCGCCCCCCCGCCCGCTACGATGCTGGCAAAGGTCGTGGCGTTGGCGTCGGTCACGAAGGCCCGCGCGCCCGCCCCGGCCGTGGTGCCCGAGGCCGAGGGCAGGGACGCCACGGTGTAGGTCGTGCCCTTCTGGACGCCGCGCAGGACCGTCCGGGTGTGGCTGGAGTTGCCGAGGGTAATCTCGTTGTCCAGCGTTCCGAAAGCGTCATCGCCGATCACGATCTGGTTGACCGCATCCACCTTCTGGGAAGCGTTCTTGCCCGCGCCAGATCCGATGAAGATCGACGTCGAGCCGCCGGTCAGGCTGTAGCCCGCCTCGTGGCCGATGGCGACGAAGTCCGCGCCGCCGGTCTGGGCAAGCGCCCGATAGCCAATGCCGAGGGCACGCGCGCCGCCCGCCACGGCTCCGGTGTTGGCCTCGATGTCCACGCCCGGCGCGTTGTGGAAGCTGCCCGCCTCCACACCGATCATGATCCGGTCGTCTCCGCTCAGGCAGTAACGCCCGGCCGCCCCACCAATGTAGATTGAGCGGTCGCCCGACTGTGTCAGCTCGGCAACGGTGTAGCCGATGGCGACGCCGACGCTTCCCTGATAGCGCCAGAACGCGGAGTCACCCAAGGCCGTGTTGCTACGCGCGACCGTAGCATATTCCATTGCGCGGAAGCCGACGACGGTGTCGCCCACGCCGCTGACCGCGCTTCGCAGGGCCTTCGTCCCGATGGCCACCGTATCGTTCACGGTCAGGCTCAGGTTCATCGCCAAAGAACCGATGGCGATTGGTCCGTTCGATCCGGTGTGCGATTGCAGCGCCAGATCACCGATGCCAATGACGTTTGTTGACGTGGTGGACGCGGCGAGAACGGCATCGCCGATGCCGATGCAGCCAAGGTTGCCGGGCTGACGGTTCCCCGCATTGCCGGCGAACCATGTGCGGTTCGCCGAATAGCCGCGCATGGCCACCATGCCGAAGGCGCGGATGTCCTCGACGTTGTCGTTCCCGAGCGTGACCTGATTTTCGGCGGTGCAATAGGAACTCGCCCCGAGCGCCATCTGGTTCGCCCCGGCGACATGGCCGATGCTCGCCCCGCCCGCATTGTAGCCCAGCCAGGTGCAAGCGAATTGAGACGTCCCCGAGCCGTTGCCCGCGTAGCTGCCGATGGCGGTCACCCGGTCGCCGTTGGTCGTCGAGTCGAACATAGCCGTGTTGCCGACGACCACGTTATCGTCGCCGTCTAGATGGGTTCCGGCGTTAGCGCCGACAATCACCGTCCGCGCGCCCAGGGGGCCGTAACCACCTGCCTCCTTGCCGACACATACGGCCCCAGGAGCCGTTGTCGTGGCAGTAAGCCCTGCGGCATTGCCGATGAAGACCCCTCCGACGCCGGTCGTGTTGGCGCGCCCGGCGGCGCGGCCGATGGCGACAACGTCATTCCCCGTCGTTGTGTCCCGCGCGGCGCCGTCGCCCAGCGCCACCACGCCCGTGGCGGTCGTGAAGCTGTCGCCCGCATCCGCGCCCGAGGCGATGTTGTCGCCGACGCGGACGGAAGTGTTGTCGTTATTGATCTGGGCGAAGTTCAGCGCCGTGGTTCCGACGGTGATCGCCGAGGACGCCAGCGGGAGGGTCCATTGCTCGCCCGCGCCGACGGTGCCCTCCGAGATGCGGAAGCCGATGGCCGCCAGTTCGGCCGCCGTGTCGGCAAACGTGGCCCGGCTGGCCGCGCCCGATGCGACGACGGTATAGATTCCATTCTCGGCCGGGGCCGTCTGGGAACCGAGGAACACATGGTTCCCCGTGGCCAAGGTCACGCCGTTCAGGGTGTCGCCGTTCTCCAGCGCGGTGGCGATGACCACGTTCCCGGTCGAACGAACCCGGATGGTGTTCGGGGTCCACTTCACGCCGACCGTCGCCAGCGCCTCGACAGCTTCGAACTGATCCTCGACCACGCCGAACGTGGCGCGGATGTCGGCCAGCACCGGCTGATGCGCGCCGGACGCGGGCAGGCCCGCCGTCACATAATCGCGCAGGGACGTATTGGCGGACGTGCGGATCGCACCCATGCGGAAGTCTCCAGATTGTCAGGTGAAGGCGAGGCGTCAGGCGGGGCTGACGGTCACGGTCTCGATGTAGTTGCCGACCCAGCCGCCGCCCGAAGCGCCGCCAAGGTCCAGCAAGAGGGGATTGCCCAGACTTGCGCGCGTGGTGCTGACCGTGCCGCCGGTATGCTCGACCACGATGGGGTCCGACGACGACCCGGCCGGCAGGACCAGGGTCGCGGCATCCGCCGGGCGGGTGACCGTGGCGGTCGTGGTCGGGATGTAAGACGTCGCCGTCGATCCTAGCTGCAGTTGCGCGCCCCAGACCTCGACCGTGGCCGATCCCGACGCGCCAAGGCCGCCACGAAGGCCAAGGGCGAAAGGGGCCGACGTGCTGATGGACGTCTCGACCCGCGTGAACCGCTGCCACGCCGTCGTCACGCTCAGAGAGGCATACCCGGCCTGTCCCGCATGACGACACAGAAGGGTCACCGGAGACGAAGCCCGCAGCCAGACCGAGGCCGCGTAGGCCGTCGCATTGGCCACCGTGGCGCTCTGGTCTAGCGTGCTGAAGTCGCTTAGGGTGTTAGACCCGTTGAGATTGAAGACGACCTGATCCGCCGTCGTCGTGCCGTCCGGGGCCGTCGCGGCGTTGGCCGTCACCACGGGGGCCAGACCGGCGCCCGCCGCCGTCTTCGTCCAGCTCGCGTTATCGAACTCTTGCGAGCGCAGCAGCAGGTTCGTCGCCGCCGCTTCGATCAGCAGGCCCTGGTCCGTGATCCGGGGCACATCGGCAGCAAAGGACGTCAGGGTTCCGTCCGTGGCCGCAGCGTAGGCCGTGCCCGCGCGGGTATAGGTCCAGCCCTCCAGCCCGTCGATCTGGTTGGCCGATGCCACGCCGACCCGGAACGGGCCGCCGGGGAAGGCCAGCGAGGCGATGGGCTCCGCAGGCGTTTCGGTGTTCGTCGTGGTCGTCGCCGACCAGTCCGACCGGGTGCCCCCTCCGGTCAGATAGGAGACCTGCACATCCAGCGTTACGTCCGTCGGGACCAGGCCCGTCAACAGCGTGACCGTCGGGCCGGCGCCCGCGTCGGTGCTGGCGCTTTCGACCCATTCCGTTGTGCCGGTGACGCGCCAACGGATGAACCATGTCAGATCAGGGCGCGCGGGGCCCGTGGCCTCGATCTCCAGCCGGACGCCCGTTGAACTGCCGACGCTCTCATAGAAGGGGGTGATGTCGTCAATCGTCGGGGTCGTCAGGGCCGCCGGGCCGGGCCGGGTCGATCCGCTGACCGCCGCGCCTTCCTCCGTCGCCGGCGTCCATGCGTCGATGGCCGTGTCGGCCAGGATTACGTCAAAGACGCAAGTCCCGCTGGCCGGATCGAACTCGGCGCCCATGACCTCGACGACCACATCGGCCATGCTGTCGAGCTCGTCATTCTGGACGCGGATGTAGCGTTGCCCCCAGCCGTTCAGGCCGGACAGGTCGGTGACAATCTGGCCCCGGCGCGCGGCGGCGAGGCGCGACATCTTGCGCTTGGCCAGACGGCGGGCCTGCGACCGGGATTGCACCCAGAGGAGTTGCAGGTTCTCGGGGCGCTCAAAGCCCCCGGCGTCGATGTCGGTCTGATCCAGCCACGGGTCGGCCTCGGTCTCGGTGTAGTCCCGCGAGGCGTCCAGATAGGACACCACCAGCTTGTTGACGCGGGTCTCTTCCTCCGACAGCGCGAACCACTCATAGGCCACGATGTGGTCAGAGGTCAGGGTATAGGTCGGGGCCACATAGCGCCCGGCCTTGATGACCAGATGGCCCTTGGCGTTCGTCGACATCCAGCCGTCGCAGGAGGCGAGCATGGCCTCGCGCCGGGCTTGCGGCTGGAGGCTCGTCGGGCAGTTGCCGCCGAACTGATAGCGCGGTTCCGTCCCGCCGACCTTGGCGATCACCTCGTCGCAATAGTCGGCCTCGGCCGTCAGGGCAGTGAGGACGGGGGCGATGCTGCGGGTCCACGACCGGCCGCATCTGAACCATTCATGGTGCACCAGCCACACGATGGGATTGCCCGACGGTTGCCACGTCGATTGATCGTCGCGGCGTTGCGAGCCCGAGCCGCCCGCCGTGGAGTCCGCGCGCCAGTCATAGCAGACGGCCTGTCCGACGATGGACGGGATCGGTTCGCCGTTCGGGAAGTGCTTGGGGAAGCTCTCGCGGCTGCGATGCGTGGCCAGCATCATCAGCGAGGCGATCCCATCGCCCCGGCAGGTCGTGGGCCACGTCCCCGAGAACAGGGCCGTCATCTCGCTGTAATGCGTCTCGGTCGGCACGCCCAGCCGGGTCTTGATGCGGACCAGATCGCCCGCGCCATAGCGGCCGTCCGCGCCCTCCTGAACCCAGCCGTTGCCGTCCAGGGTCACCAGGTCGTCGTTCAGATAGACGCCGCTGATCGCGTGCAGCCGCCCGTCGTGTATGGCGATGACCGCGCCCAGCGTGGGGCCCGACGTCTCCCAGTGCATGTAGGCCCCGCCCATTCGGGAGGGCAGGCCCATGGCGAAGAAGCGATCTGGGCGGGACTGGCGTCGGCTGATCTTGCCGACCTCGGGGTCCGGCAGTTGGGCGCGGGCCACAGAGTTGAGGCCGACGCTGACGCCGAGGTAGATGCCGGCCGTGGCGGTGGCATAGACACCGGCGGTGATCAGGGCGGCGGTCGCGCCCGGAACCGCCACACCGGCAGCGCCAAGGCCGCCGATGACAGCGTTCGTGATCAGGCTCGCGGCGGCCGGGATCACCTGCGGCATGTCAGACCCTCCACGCCACAGTTGCCGCCGTCTTCAAGACCGCGACGCCCTTGCGCCCAGTCGTCATCCAGCGCGCCCCGAGGCAGATCGCCGCCGTGGGGCCCTGGTCCGTCTCGATGATGCCGATGTCCCCGCGCCGGGGCTCATCCGTCAGCGCCAGACCGGCAAGCCCGGCCCCGCGTGCAACCACGCCCTCGACCCCGCCCCCGGCCTTCAAGTGGCGCAAGTATCCCAGCCGGGTCGCATATCGGCCCCGCCATGGTTCCGCGCCGTCGATCCCGGTGTTCTCGCGCACCCAGTCGGCCACCATCAGGCAGCAGTCCCACGTCCCCGGCTGGAACCGCTTGCGCTCGGCCTCGGTCACGAACGCGATCAGGCAGGCCATTTGACCGTCGCGGTCTGTGTGTAGCGGTCCACGCGGGCACAGAAGCTGTCGTCCGCCGACCGCGACCGCTGATCCGTGTCTGTGAATGCCGACAGGTTCGCCCGGGTCCGGTCGGTAAAGACCGTGGCCGCGCTGATCTTGATCTGGCGCGTGACCTGCAATCCCGCCGACTGACGCGAGACCGTCGTCGTGTCCGCCGTGCCCGCCCAGAGCCATGACACTTCCGATTGCTGCCAGTTGGCGTCGAAGAAGATCAGGCCGACATAGACCGGCGCCCGGCGGACCTGTTCAAAGTCCGCATCCGCCAGGGCGAAGACCTCGCCGCCCGGAACCGTCAGGGCAAAGTCCAGACGTTCGGCCGCCCCACCGATCAGTTGGCGCAGCGACGGAATCTCGCCGAGGATGCCGACGCCCAGATAGGTCGCCGCCTCGTCCTCAACGTCATCAGACGGGATTGCCAGATCCCCGATCCCGGCCCAAGCCCGGACCACCTGATCGGTCGTCTCGATCCGCAGGAGCATCGAATACCGCGGCGCACCGGCCGCCGCCATGACCTCTCCAAGCGTGCCCAGCATCAGACCGCCTCAACCCAAACGGCGGTGACTTCGGCGATCCGGTCAGGGGCCAGCGCCCCCATGAACTCGTCGGGATTGGCCAGCCGGCACACCACGCCGGGCTGAAGGAAGTCCAGATCGACGCCCGACGCCACGGCCTCGCGCAAGGGCGGGCGGATCGTCAGGTCGTCACCGTCGACCCCGACGATCTCATAGAGTCGTCGGCCTTTCGTGGTGTGGTTCACGCTGAACCGCTCGCCGCCCTGAAACAACGACCCGTCGGCCACCGTCACCGTCGTCGCCCGCAAGGCCGCACTCGCCGCCGTCACCGCACCCGGCGGGACGACCTCAAAGCCGACCCCGCTGGAAAACAGGGCGCCGCTGGAGAAGGGGACGTCGGTAATCGCCAGCCCCGTCGGGCCATAGGTCTGTTCCGACACCCGGACGACGATATCCGTCGCGCCGCCGTCCAGCAGCGAGCCCAGCGCGCGGGCCAGCTTCACGCCGGACCCGTGGGCCAGGAACGTCTGCTCGATCACCCACATCCCGCCGCCGCCCAGCCGGATCGTCTGGGACGTGCCGCCGACCGACTGGCCGCCCATCATCGACACGCCCTGCAATCGGGCGCGCTCCTGACGCGGGGTCAGAGTGTCATAGGGCCAGGCAATCGGCATCAGGTGGTCCCCAGGCGGGATTGACGCTGCTGGATGCCGGGCGCGGCACGGCGCGAGGCGTCGAGAACCTGACGCCCCATCTGACCGGCAGCGGCTTGCGCCACGGGACCGGCGACCTCTTGGACGCGCACGTCAAAAAACTCCGACGCCTCGACGCTGACCTCGACCCGCATGGGGCTGGCCGCCGTGCCCGACCGCATGGCCCCGCCGGGCACGATCTGACCGGCGCCGGGCGGCACGAAATACTCCGGCCCGCGCTCGCCGACCTTGTAGGCCTTGCCCATCTGCACCGGGCCGCCGAACGCTCGCGCACCGCCGAAGATGGCGGACAGGGCCGTGCCGAAGAAGCCGGACCCGCTCGAGGACAGCATGTCGAAGAGGTTGTCGGCGAGGTTGCCGATCATGCGGTCGGTGAAGCGGTCGGCCAGGCTCTCGAAAAGCCCGGCCAGATCGCCGTCAAGAGCCGCGCGGACGCCATCGCTGAACGCGCTGCGGAAGTTGTCCCGCATCTCCTCATACGCCCGATCCGTGGCCTCGGCCGCCTCGGCCGCCGCTTCCTGCACCCCGCGCGCCCGGCCCTTGACCTTGGCCAGATCGTTCCCGCCCAGAGCCGAACGGATGCCGTCGATCAGGTCGGAGAACTCCTCCGCCCGGTCGGCCTCGATGTCGGCCAGCAGCTCGCGCAGCTTCATCTCGACCGGCTTGATGGCTTTGGTCCGGGCCTCGGACGCCATGGACGCGCCGCCGCCACGAGCGGGGCCAGCAGCAGCACCAGCGCCCGCCTGCGATGGCGTGACGCGGTAGCCGCCCCGCGCGATGCTGTTCTCAATCTCCGAGAAGCGGATGCCCGCCTGGATCATGTCGTTGCGGGCGGCGGTTTCAAGGTCGCCTGCCCGCCCGGCCTCAAAGCCGGGGGCGTAGGGGTTGCCGATGCCCCTGCTGGCGTTCCTGTCCGCCTGCTGGGCAAGGGCGACGCGCCGCGCATACAGGGCACGGGCGGAGTCGAGGGCGGCCTTGGCCTCCTCACGCATCCGGGCGGCATTTTCCGCCGCAGCCGCAGCGTTGGCGCCCGCCGCGTTCGCAGAGGCCCGCGCGGCCTCCTCATATGCGTCCATGGCGGATTTGGCCGCATTGGCCGCGTCGCGGTTTTCAAAGAGTGCGCCGGATGCTTCCCCGCCGCGCACCGCCACAAAGGCCAGACCCGCCGCGATGACACTCAGGACCGCGATGATCGGATGGCGCGAGATCAGCGTCATCGCCCCGTTCAGCACGCCAAGGGCCGCCGAGAACCGCAGCGTGGCCGCGCTGGCCGCAATCGTCCCGCCGACATAGGCCGTGCCGATCCCGACCGTGATGGCCGCGATGGACGGGATCAGGATGTCGAGGTTCTCAGCGATCAGATTAATGGCGTCGGCCAGAACAGCCGTGGTCGTCTGGGCCGCCTTGCTCTCGCCGACGTATTGGATCAGCGCGGTCTGGAGATTGATGAAGCCCTGCGCCACCGTAAGCGTGGCCTTGCCGGCCTTGGCCTCAAGGTCCGCCGACCCGCGCAGGAATGCGTCAAAGAACTCCTTGGACGTGACGGTGCCGGCCAGCACTTCGGTCCGCAGCTTGGCGACGGACCCGCCGAACCGATCCGACCCTTGCGCCACCGCCTCGAGGATCGGCCGGGCGCCCTCGTTTATGCTGTTGAACTCTTCAGCGCGGATCGTGCCCGATTCCAGGGCCTGCGACAGTTGCATCAGCGCCCCGGACGCCACGCCCGCGCTCGCGCCCTGGATGCGGAGCGCCGCCGACACACCGGCCGAGAACTGCACAAGCTGGCCTTGCGTCGCGCCAAGTTCGCCCGCCGACTGTGCCGCGCGCGAATAGAGCGAGCCCAGCGCCTCGACCTCGACGCCGTTCTGGATGGCGATGGCGAATAGCTGCTCTTGCACCGCGCCGAGGTTCTGGCCCTCCAGACCGGCCACCTTAAGGCTGTTGCTGAACCGGGTGTAGGCGTCGGAAAGCTGGATCAGCGCCCCGGTGCCCGCCGCGATGGCAAGTGCCCCAGCAGCCCCGGAAACCGCCGACTGGATGCGCCCCGACGATGCCCTGATCTCGGCCTCGGCCCGCTTCGTCTCTTGCACCATGCGGCGCTGTGACCGGCCCCAGGCATCGGTCGAACGCTTGCCGCCCTGCACATAGTCGCGCTCGATCCGGCCCACGCTGGCCTTCATGTCGCGCTCGGCCCGGCGGGCGTCAGCGTTCAGCCGGTCCAGCTTGGCGCGGACCTCAATCGAAGCCGAGCCGATGACGTCGGTCATGACTTGCTCCGTTTCTTGTTGAACCTGGCGTCGTTTCGGCGGGCCCAGTCAGCCAGCGCCATTGCGCTTGCCGGGGATCGCTCAGGCTTCGCAGCCAGATAGTCGGCGAGGGGCTTGAGCCGCTCCTCGCGCTGGAAGCGGGCCGACCACCATCCGGTCGCCATCGCCGCATCCGCCGCGCGCTTGGACCGCGACTGCACGGCCAAGCGGATCAGGTAGAGGGTGGAATCCAGCGCCTCGTCGAGCGTCAGGTCCGCCGCGTAAGCCGCCTCCAGAACGTCCGCAAAGACGTCCAGAGGCGGTTCAGAGGGTTTGCGCTACCCTCCGGCGGCTTCATCGAAGGCCCGAACCGGAACAGGGCCCACGCCTCGTGAAGCGCGACCAGCGCCCGCTCAAAGTCCAGACCGGAGAACCGGTCCAGCACGTCGTCGCGGCTGATCTCGCCGCCCGACGCCATCACCATCAGGTCGGCCACGGCGGACAAGGCCTGCGGGCCTTCCGTCAGCGACGCCTGCATCAGTTCAACCGTGCCGCCCCAGCCTATCGTCAGGCGACGCAGGGTGAAGCGCAGAGGGGTCGCGCGGCCCTCGAATGAGAACCGAACGACCCCGAGGTGCGCGTCAGACACTTACGACCAGGCGCCCGCGCCGGTCGGGCTGATCTGGAAGCTGTTTTCCAGCAGGCCGTCGATGGGGCCGACCGGCAGGCCGAAGTTCTCGACGTGGGCGGTGACGGTGTAGGTCTCCTGGCTGCCGAAGTCCTCGGCATAGATGAAGCGGAACTGCACCTCATCGCCATCGCTGGCCGCGTCGCGGATGAACTCCTGCGTCGCATCGCCGGGGGCATAGCGCATCATGACCGTGATCGGCTGATCGTTCACGAAAGTCACGTTGTAGGTGCGGCGGTTGCCGGCGGTGTTGAAGTTCGTGGTGTCCACGCGCTCCTGCGCCGTGCCGCCGCCGTCCAGCGTGGCGAAACCGGGCACGACATCCCAGTCCGGGGAAACGGTCGTGCCGACATTGACTTCCAGGGTCACATTGCCCTTGGCGTTCACAGCCATGATAATCTCCGTGGGGTTATGGCAGGCAGGTGTTCGAGGGGGATCGCGCGCCGCCTGCCACGGCTTCGCGGGAAATCAGTTCGCCTTGAGCGAAAGCCGCAGGATCACGCGACGGCCGATGACCGAGGCGTCAGACGTCGGGGCCGCAACCGGCCCCTGGGCCTTGGACAGAACACACCGACCGCCCGTCACCGGCATCTGGGATTCGGCGTTGTGGAACAGGTCGCGGACGCGGCGCATGGCGTTGTCCAGAGCAAGGGTCGATCCGGTGTCCGGGGCATAGCCGCGCACGTCCTGCACGATGGCCCGGCCGTTCTCGATGAAGGTGTCATCGCCCCGGTCGTCGGTCGCCGCCGCGATTACAAGGCAGGGCTTCGTCGGGGTGGCCCCGGCGATGATCTGGAAGGCGTCGGGCGCCCGTTCGTTGAAGATGGCGGGCGAGCCGCCGTAAGTCGCCAGCATGGCCGTCAGGGTGGCGTCCGCCGCAAGCCGGGCGCTGATGGTCGCCGTCGGGTTCATCGTGACGCCCCCACCCTGAACGCCCGGACCAGTTGCCCGCCGAACTCGCTGACCAGACGCGACAGATACGGCCTTGCCACCATCCGCTCGGTCCCGACCTCGAGCGCGCGGGCGTATTCCGTATTTGCCACCACGCGGCCGACCAGATCGTCACCGTCGCGGCGGACCTGCAAATCGGCCTGCGTCGAAGCCCTCAATCGCCCCGTGTCAGGCGCGGGCGTCTGGCCCGGTGCCGATGCCCGGTGCCGACCGTAGAGAACCCCGGTGCCCGGCCGAGACAGGAGGTCGGCCTTGAGGATGGCCTCGCCCTGAAGAGCCGCCGTCCTGATGCCGTCCTCGGCCTTGTCCGCCGCCAAGCCCTTGAGCCTGCCGAGGTCGATCTTGACGTCGGCCATTACCGCCCCTGGACCTCATAGGTCGCACCGGCCGGGTCACGCATGACCGCGACCACGCTCCAGTCGCGGTTTTCAATCGTCACGACATGGCCGACCGCCGGAACCGCCCCGGCCGCGATGGACGCGCCGAGGATGATGATCTTGCGGTCATTGGCCGGGATGCCGAGCGCCTGCCGTCGGGCGTCGCTGTAATCGTCCACCAAGGCCTTGCACGCGCGTTCGGTCGGGGCCGCATTGGTAAAGCCGCCCTGCCCGTCCGACGTCGCGGCACCCGGCACCTTCAGAACCGCATCCTTGAACACAAGCGAGCTCAGCGCGCCGTTCACGATGGCCGGGAGACGCTCGATGATGCCCATCAGGCGCGGACCAGTGCCATCCCGCCGCCCGACTTCAGGAGCGGGGCCAGCAGGCCGTCGATGGCCGGATAACGCTTGCGGGGGCTTGACCCCTGCTGGAACGTGACGCTGACGCTGCCCGCCGACACGGCCGAGATGCGCTGATCTTCGTCCGCCATCAGATCCCCGGCGGCGGCCCGCAAGGCCAGCTCGCAACAGGCGTGGACCACCTCGGTCGGCACGGCGTCGGAGGCGTAATAGGCGAAATAGGCGTCACCGGGCAGATCGCGCCGGGGCACCTCATAGCGGGGCCAGTCCAGGGCTTGCGCAATGTAGATGCGGTGTCCGGCCCAGCGCGAACGATAGGCCTGCACCATGTAGCCCGTGGCCCGGCGCAAGGCCTGCTCGCGCACCGTGTCGGACGCCAGCGCGGCCCATGCCCCATTACCCCGCGCGGCGTGATAGGCCGTGCAGGCGGCGACGGACGCATAGGATTCCGCGTCGGCCAGACCCGCGCCGGTTTCGACCACGAGCGCCACGTCAGTCGGCCTCGAGGTCGCTCAGGATGGCGCGCAAACGCTCCGCCCCGGCCTTGTGGTGGAACGATCCGCCCAGCGCCGTGATCTGGGCGCGCAGGCTTTCGACTTCACCCGCCGGAACCACGGGCGCGACCACGGGCGCGTCAAACGCCTCATGGATGGCCGGGTCGAAGGCATCGGCGTCGATCAGCCGATAGCCCTTGGGCCCGTCGCGCTTGACCTTCAGCAAGGCCATCAGGCGACCTCCGCCAGCGCGACCCAGACCGGCTGGGCCTTGGTGCCGGTGTTGATGTAGAGGGCGGGCGCGTCCGTGTCGGTGTAGCGCGAGCCCTTCCCGGCAACGCCGACGCCCGTGCCGGCACCGCCGGTCAGGTTGGCGCGGGCCATGGCGGTCACGATGCCCGAACCGTCATCTGCCGACCCGGTGTCGGCCGTCGCGATGGCCACGCTGACCAGATCGTCGGCACGGGCGAAGGCTTCGATGGCCGCCAGAACCTGGGCGGCGGTCGAGGTGATCGCGCCTGCCTCGCCGGTCGCCAGCGAAACCGTGATGGCCTTGCCGCTGACGGAAATGGCCAGCGCCGCGTCATTGGCGCCGGGGTCGACGTAGGCGATGGAGATGTCATTGCCCGTTACGCCATACTCGACGGCGGTGAAAGTCAGGCCGTTTTCAGCGCCCGCCGGGTTCACGGTCAAGGCGGCTTGTGCCGATGCCGTCGGGGCCGCAGCGCCGACGATCTCGACCAGATCACCGACCACGCCGACGACCGGCAGATCATCCGCCACGACCTCGGCAATGGCCACGGTGACGTTGCCCGCGTCCTGCACCCGGAAGGCGCGCTCGAGGTTGTAGGGGCCGAACGAAACCGAGCGGGCGTTCGTGACCAGCGCGGCAACGCTGGCGTCCTGCTCTTGCTGGACATGGGCCGAGCCGTCCACGACGGAAACCGTCAGGCGGTGTCCCGCCGGGAGGGGGTAGCGCGTGGTGTTGACCATAGGGGCCTCCGAAGGCGGAAAGGAAAACGGGGGAAGGCCGAAACCCTCCCCCGTCAGTCAGGATCAGCCGAGCAGGATGCCGCAGTGCTCCGGCTTGACCATCTTCACGCCCCAGGCCAGGCCGACCTCATACTTGACCTGGCGATACTGCTTGTAGACCGCGACCTGGAAGGTCAGGCCCGAGACCGGATCGGTCAGGAGGGACACGTCGTCGGCGTCGTCGCCACCGATGGGCATGGCCGGGACGCGGGCGGCGAGCAGCAGGGCGTTGCGCGAGAAGAACATGTTGGCAGCGTAGCTGTTGCCGATGGTCATCTCGGTCGCGTCGGCGGCGGCGATCCGCAGGCCGGGGGCCCCGATCACGATGTCGCCCGAGGCCGAGGTCGTGCCGGTCGTGACGACATACTTGTTGCTGTCGCCCGCGAAGGTCACGATGTCACCGGCCTTGACGCCCGTGGTGTTCACGGTGCCGCCGTCGAGGGTCAGCGTGGTCTGGCCGATGGCCTCGCCCGCGCCCTGGTTGATGTCGTAGCCGGTGCCCGCGCCCTTGACGTGGGACACGACGCCCGACGAGTAACCGATGGTGAATCCCATCAGTTGACGCATCTGACGCTGGCGCAGGAGCGCGCCGCCGTCGCCCGACTCGTTCAGCTTGAACAGTTCGGCGTGCTTGCCCTCGAGGTTCGCACGAGCCGCGCCGCCCAGGATCATAACGCGATCCGACGCCGGGGCGCCGTTGTCGTCGAGGATCAGGTTGGCCTGAGACATGTCGGTCAGGTCGTTGATGGTGCCGAACGGCGCGGTCCCGGCGGTGCCGTAGGCGCGCGAGGCGGCCACATAGGTCGCGGCCAGATCGGCCTCGACTTCGTTGGCGATGGCGCGGAAGGCCTGGGCGAACTGGTCGCGCAGGACGGTGTTGACGATGCCGTCCTTCGTCACGGCGAGTTGCTCTTCACCGTTCCAGCGGATCGGGGCCGCCTTGGACTTGCTGATCGACACATCGACCGAGCCGAAGGTCTGGTCGCCCGAGTTGGCCGGGGTCGCGCCCGCGGTGATGTTCTCGGTCGAGATGGCCGGGACAACCGGCGAGCGGACGGTCTGGCCGACGGCGCCGCTCTGGGCGGTCGCGTCGCGCTGGACGTTGGGGATGAAGCCGATCAGCTCGCGCGAAACCACGTCGAGACCGGCATAGATGGTCGGCAGGATCGCCGTCAGAGTGTTGGCCATGGTGTGTCAGCCCTTTCAAGGCATGAGGAGGGGGAGGGTGTCCGAGTTCAGATGGATCGGCTGACCTGCCGGTTAGGGAGCCATCCGGCTCAGGCGCCCGCCCGCATCCACGGGAGGGCCGTTGTCGTCAGTCGACCAGCGTGACGGCCGGGTCGGTCGCGGCCTTCATCTGCTCGTTCGGGGAAAGCTGGGCCAGTTCGGCGCGCGTCATGATGCGCGATCCGCCTTGGCCCTGCCCGCCCTGTTGAGCGCCGCCGCCACCCTTGATGTCACCCCGGAGGATGTGATCGCGGGTTGGATGGCTGTTGACCAGGATCTCGAGGGCTTCGTCGAAGTCCGGCAGTTCACCCGGCTTGGACCGGCTGAAAATCTTGTTTCCGTCGGGCCCGTAGGCGACGACCTTGCCGTCCTCGATCTTGAAACTGTCGCCGAACTTGGCCTGCACGAAGTCGGCCGGGATGGCCACGCGATCCGCGATGAACTTGGACCGGGCGAACGATCCGCCGATCTTCTCGCTGTAGAGCGCGCCCTCGATGTCAGCGGCGCGCTTTTCAGCGGCGGCCAGCTTCTCCTCGTAGCTGCGCGCGATCTCGGCCTTGACCTTTTCGACCTGGCCCGCGTCGATCAGCTTCTTCTGGTCCAGCGAACTGACGACCTCGAGCGCCTTCATGGCGGCGGCCGGGTCGCTGATGCCCTCAAAGCCCTTCAGCGCGGCCTCGGCGGCTTCCTTGGCGGTGCGATGGCCCTTGGCTTCCGCGTTCAGGCGCGAGATTGTGGCGACAGTGCCGGGCGCGTCGAACGCGATAGCCTTGCCGTCGTCGCCCTCATAGACCGGGCGGCCGTCCTGCACCTCGGCGTAGATCACGCCGTCGATTTCCTTGGTCTTCAGCTTCATGGTGGGGCTTTCCCGGTCATCCGACCGATTGCTGGGCTATCTGGCCCGAACGCCCCGCCGATCCCGGCTAAGGGCAGGTAGCGGGCGGCCGAGGGGTAAGCCCCGGCCGCCTTAAGTCATCAGAGCGCGGCGGTGGCCGAGGCGAAGTCCACGGTCAGGATCGCGGCGGTCTTGGCGATGCCGACGCTGACGGGGAAGTCGCCCGTGGCCAGATCGGCGAAGGGGCAGATCGCGCCGGGCTCGTCGGAGAGGTAGTAGGTCACGCCCGGCGACAGCGTGCCGCCGATGGTGATGTCGCCCGACTTCTGGATGGTCAGCGGCTGGCCATTGGCGGCGGCGTGCAAGGCGAACCCGCGCGGCGCACGGATCGGGGCCGAGGCACCGTCCGAGTCCGCCAGCTTCAGGCGGTTGTCGGCGCTGTCCAGATATACGACCTGACCGGCGGTGACGCTGGCCCCGGCGGTGCCGGTTTCGACGCGGGCGTTGGCCCCGGCAATGACGTTGGCGGCGGTGATGGTGATGTCGACCATAGGGGGATGCTCCAGGCATAAGGGTTGGACCGCCGGACAGGCGGGTCAGGGCAGGCGTCAGTTCGTCGTAAGCGTCAGAGGGTGACGTATTCCCCGCCGGTCAGGCAGGTGGCGCAGACGCGGGCCTTTTGACCCCCGACCGCCTTGCCGCCCCGGTATTCCATGCCCAGCCGAACCTCGATTGAGGCCAGCCCGGTGCATCGGGGGCAGCGGATGATATACGACGGCGCGGCCTTGGCCCGCATACGCTTGCGGGGCCCTTCCGGCTCAGGCGTGCCGTCGATGACGCGGAAGGGCGGGGTCACAGGGTCAATCTAGCCCGCAAACGCCTGCCCGTCACGTTGTCTCAGTTGCTCCAGCGTCAGCACCCGTCCGGCGCGGTCGGTGAAGCGGTCCACAGTCAACCGCCCCTCACGGAACAGCCGGGCCCGTGAAGGCCCCAGAATATCGTCCTGCACGCTCTCCGGCTGGGCCTTCAGCCACTCGCCGTAATCGCGCACCGGCACCGGGTCGAGGCCCTGGATCACCGGGACCATGGTCGAGCGGCAGTTTACATGCCGGGGGGGATAGGGGAACCTGTCCAGCGGAAAGGTCTTTCCGTTCAGCCCCGCGCACGTCAGCGTGGTCCGACTGTCCAGCACCGCGACGAACGTCGCCCGCGCAACGCCCATCTCCTCATACGTCACCCGGCTGGATGCCGCCGCCGTATGCGTGACCGCCGTCCTGACCATCGCCTCCGCACCGCGTCGGCTGATCTCGAGGATGCCGTCGCGATATTGAAGCGCCCTTGTGCCCCTGATCTGCCGGGCAAGGTCAGAAACCGACCGGCCCTCAATGAACCCTTGGCGCAACGTCTCGCGGACCCGCTTGGCCGATCCGGCCTCGGCCTCCGCAAGCCAGTCCCGCAAAAACCGCCCCTGGAACGGCCGCGCGTTCACCGCCGCCACAACCTGACCGACCGTCGGCACGTTCGTCGCCACCGACACACCGGCCGCCGCCTGCCCGAACCGGACCATGCGCGCCGCGAAGTCTCGCTCCGCCGCCGCCAAGCCGTCCAGATCGTCCACCAGCCGGGCCCGCAGGACCGACCATCCGTCCGCCTGCAACGCCCGGACCTCATCCAGCAGCCGTTCAAGCTGGGCCGGGTCGCGGCCCTCATTGTCCGCCCGCAAGATGCGCTCGACCAGATCGCGGTCGGTGCGATTGAGCGTCGCCAGCGCCTTGCGAACCGTCGCCGTCGAGAACCGCGACAGGGCGATCCGATGCGTGACGGCTTCGTCCAGGATGCGCGCAACCGGGTCGGTCATCAGGCCGCCTCGGCTTCAGGCTCCACCATGCCCAGTCCGCCGCCCTCTTGCGCGATCAGTTCGGCTTCGTCGTCATAGTCCAGATCGGGGGCCAGCGTGCCGCGGCGCTTGAGCTCCGCATACATGGTCTGGGTCGAAATCTGACCCGCCTGGTTCATCGCCACGATCATCTGCGCCGACGCATCCGTCAGGGTCGCCGCGCCGTAATCCTTATAGAGC